GGTCGTGGCTGGAATTATAAGACTGGTAACATAACAGGAACACCTGGTAGTTTCGGAACACCAGGTACACCTGGTGGTGGAGGAGGAGCAGGAACACCTGGTACACCTGGCGGAGGTGGACAACCAGGAACACCTGGCACACCTGGTGGAAGTGGAACACCTGGCAGTGGTGGTACACCTGGTACACCTGGTGGTGCTGCAAGTTGTAATGCTGCTACACCAGGAACACCTGGTACACCTGGTACACCTGGTACTGCAGGAACACCTGGTGGCGATGGTCAACCAGGTGCAAAGGGTAACGATGGTCAACCTGGTCAACCTGGTACACCTGGCAATCCTGGAAATCCTGGTCAACCAGGTCAACCTGGTCAACCTGGTGGTAATGGTGGTGACTGGGGTGAAGCAGGTGGTTCACAAGGTGGTAATGCAGGTCGTGCAGTTGCTGGTAGTAAGTATGAAGTTAAACCGAACAATGGAGATATAAAAGTAATCTACTAAATTTTGTTATGTCAATTTATCCTTTGAGTCCATCCCCTAATTTTCAGGGTGAGACACTATATCAAACATGGGAAGATGGGTTCACCTCAAACGAGTGCCATCGTATTATTAACTATGGTGAGTCTCTTTCACCAAAACCTGCTACAGTCGGTAATAATATTGATACCAATGTAGTAAATAGTATTCGCACATCTAAGACTGCATGGTTAGAATGCAATAATGATACAAAATGGTTATATGAGCGTTTAGGTAATATATTAAGAGTAACTAATGGTATGTTCTGGAAGTTTGATATCCGTGGATTTCATGAGCATATTCAATACACAGTATATGAAGGAGACGATCAAGGCTTTTATAGGTGGCATGTAGATAATAATATGCAGTCAGATGTACCACCGAGAAAATTAAGTATGACTGTACAATTATCTGACCCCAGTGAATATACTGGTGGTGAATTACAGTTGCATGATGGTGAAGTGCAGACTGCAGTAAATAGTAGAGGACATGTAATAATATTTCCCAGTTATGCTTTGCATAGGGTTCAACCTGTAACATCTGGAATTAGAAGAAGTTTAGTAGTCTGGGCAAATGGTCCTGCATTCAAGTGACAGACAGTGATTTAAGTGTCTACTACATCCCCATTGTGAGGTAAAATGGTGTATAATATAGGTATGAAGAATACCCATCTTGAACACTTAGAAGATGACATCCTCAACAGTGGTGCTGTTGGTGGATTCAATGTCGTTTCTGTACTCAGATCATTTGGTAATATGCTCACAGGCACTAAGTCTGATCTAAGTGTTACTACTAAGTGGGATGGAGCTCCTGCAATTATTTGTGGCACTGACCCTGTTACTGGTAAATTCTTTGTTGGAACTAAATCAGTATTCAATAAGATTACACCTAAAGTATGTTATGATAATGTTGATGTTGATCGTTTTTATGAGTCAGAAGTACTTCGTGCAAAGTTAAAAGATTGTCTTAAGTATCTCTCTCAATTAAATATCAAAGGTATTATTCAAGGAGATTTGTTATTCTCATCAGGAGACAAAAGATATGCTAGTATTGGTGGACATAGAGTTATTACATTTAATCCTAATGCCATAACTTATGCAGTATCGTGCCAATCAAGTCAAGGTATGGCAGTAGAGAGAGCAAATATTGGTATTGTATTTCATACAGTATATCAAGGTAGTTCAATACAAGATTGCAAGGCAGTATATAAAGCACCCTTATTTGTAGGCACAGAAGATATATTCATACCTAATGCTAACTTCAATGATGCTAAAGGTATAAGTCGTTTCAATAATAGTCAGAAGATCAAGTATATTGCTACTATTAATCGTGCGGAGGGTTCACTCAAGAGAGCATCAAGATTTCTTGACATCATGCAAAGTCATGGTCAATCTAGATTCTTGATGCCAACACTATTCAAGCAATTCTTTAATACACAAATTCGTACTGGTAAAACTATTGTTAACACTAGAAGAACAGTTGCACAGTTTGCTAAGTTTTATTCAGATAGATTAGATGTTGAGATCAATACTAAAACAAGTGCTAAGGGTAAAGAGAGATACAAGAAGATGAAGGCAGAAGGTCTTAACTTTATTGCTAGGTATGAGAATGAGATATATTTTACATTTGCATCATACATTTCTATTCGTGATGCTAAGAAGATGGTAATCTCACAATTAAACAAGGTTGGTCAAATAAGAACATACATAGGAAATACACCAACAAATCCAGAGGGATATGTTGTTTCCACCAACAACTACGCAATGAAGTTTGTTGATGATGACTTTAGAAAAGCAAACATTCTCTTTGGAATACAATGAAAAAGATCGCTGTTATCGGTGCAGGTGTTATTGGTATTACCTCTATTCTACAGTTGATAGAACAGCGAACTAACCTTAATGCAGAAAATGATTGTACAATAGTATGGTTATATGATACATCAGTAGATATATTTGGTATTGGAGAGTCAACAACACCATCATTATCAGGGCAAATTGCTAGTCCACCATCATATTTAAGATATGATTCTAAAGATTATTTTGATGCCACTATCAAGTTTGGTAATAGATTTGTAGGATGGGGTAAAAATGGTGGAGATTTTACTAGATACTTTCCTATGAGTACTGCTGCTATTCATTTTGATACTAGATTATTCAGTAGTTTCTTTATTGAACATCTAAATGAAGAGAGTTGTTATAATTTTGAGTCAAGAGATACTAAAATAAAATCAATAAGTTTCGATCAAGACCCTATAGGTGGACATTGCTTTGGTGTTGTTGTTGATGGAGAGTCATTTGATTTTGTATTAGATTGTAGTGGTGGCAAATCACTGGTGAATGATGATTATTACTTCGATTCACCCTTTGAAACTTGTAATACAGTTCTTGCTACTAGACTACCAGAACCTGCAGATTGGGGTTATACATTAACACAGACCACTCGAAATGGTTGGATGTTTGGAATTCCATTGCAAAGCAGGAGAACTTATGGTTATGCTTATAATTCAAGTGTTACAACAGAAGAGGAGGCACAGCAAGATTTTAGAAGTCTAGTTCCCCAAGAAGGACATCAATATAATAAATTTACTTGGAAACCTAAATTCTCAAACTATGTGTTACATCATAGTGGTAGATATGCTCGTAATGGAAATGCGTTAGGATTTCTTGACCCACTTGAAGCACTAGCAGGTATGTATTATGATAATGTGACAGATAAGATGGCAAATTATGCTCTCGGCGATACATATAATAACATAGAACTGATTAATGATATCAATAGTTGGTATTATCAAGAAGTTGTTGGGGATTGGTTATTAAATGCTGCATGGATGTATCATTTTGGTTCAGAACATGACACCCCATTCTGGCAACAAGTCCAGAAAAATGCTAAAGATATATTAAATAATAAGGAGATTAATCCTTGTCGTTTAATAAGTGATGAACAAACATTTACTGATGATTTGTTTAATATTATAGGGGATGACCCAGAAATGAGAAAGTTATTTGTTCATGATCTACTTGATGTTGAGTTTACTTTCGATTTCTGTCGTGATTATTATAACTTCAGTTCATTTACTAGAGGAATGAGTGCAGATTATGCCGACAAGTTTCCTACATTTACATAACTTATGACTAGAAAAATTGCTATTATTGGTGGTACTGATGCAGTACAAGTATTATTGAATTGCGTGTCACATAGAGATACTATGGATAGTGTATATCAGGATGATGAAATAGTTTGGATTCGTGATTGTTCTCATATTATTGATGACTATGGAATACAAACCGAGTCCGAGTGGGGAGAAATAGTTGGGGAGAATACTACATTAAGTTCAATACATCTATCAAGATTATTAGATGGTAAACAAAAGTGGGGTAAAAAGTTTATTGGATTTGGTAATGACACACCACATAATTTTTATGTGTTGTATGAACTAACTCATGTGGGTTGGCATTTAAACGGTAGAAAAATGGTAGATTTATTCTGGAATAGTTATACTAATACTGCCAAAAATGTTAGGATGATTGATGCTCATGTAGATAGTATTGATGTACAAAATGATTGTATTAAAATATTAGATGAGAAATATGATTTTGTAATTGATTGTACTAGGGGTGCATTATGGGATCATGATTCTTATAGTGAAGCATTATATAATCCAACAAATGCATCTCTAACAGTTCATAAAAATGTAGAGGGTAAATGGAATTATACTGCACATATTGCAGGTAAACATGGATATTTAACAGGCATTCCTATTAAAGATGCTCAAACATGGATATATTCATACGATAAAGATATAACAACACTTGATGATGCAATTTTAGATTTTAATAACCATTGTGAAATAACAACAAATGAGTTGCCTAAGATAAGTGAATATGATAAACTATTATCAGACTATTGTATTCATCCTAATAATAGGTATGCAAGATGTGGTCGTGCATTGGGGTTTAATGATGAGTTAAACAACTTTAAAAACTATCTTGAAGGAGATTTAGCAGAAGCAATATCAATGTATCTGTTTGAAGACCCTGAGAGACAACAAACAGAATATCAAAGATTAGATGTAGAGGACAGATATCAAGATGGCAAAAAAGATTGTGCATCATCACTCGGTTTCTATCTACAGGAAGGTTCTCAATATAAAACTGAGTTCTGGGAACAAACTAGAACAAATGCGTGTTTATGTTTAGAGAATAGAGAATACTTTGATATATCTACAAATCTCATACAATATGAATATCTTAAAATGAATGAACTCATCCCACCAGAGGAGAATATTCGTTTAGATTATTTTAGGAGATTAGCAGATGATGAACAGCGTTTGAGACAAAAACAAACTGCTGTATCTGACGAACCATATAGATTGTTAGGTAGTTATCAGATATTTACTGATACTACTAGAGGTCTCGGTTCACCTTATGCTCACCTATTTCCATTAATGACAGACATGTTACCACCATCATCCGAACCTTTCGGAGAAATCAACCTCGATCCAATAACATGGTAAGAACTTTAATTAAGGATTTCCCACTCACTGAGGTTATCAGAAAACCTATGAGTAAAGACACATACACTAAAGAAGAAGTGGATGCTCTCATCAAGTATGCTATTGATGAAGCAAGAAAGATTGATGAAGAGTCAATGCGTAAACATAATCGTGATGCTACTGTTATCAGTATGATATTAGGGTTTACTGCACTTGCGTTATTTGTTGATGGTCTGTTAAGATTATTAGGTATCATTCCACCTTTTATGGAGATTGATATAGATGTACTTGATAAGATTGTTGAGAGAGTGGAGACAGATGTAGTGGACAAACTGAAACAAGTGCCTATCCAAAAATTACTAAGAAGATGATTTCATTTTTACTTTCAATGGCAGGATTATTGAACCTGTTATTTTATATCTTTGCTATTGGTTTTTTAATCTCACTAGGGTTAGAACAATGGATTAAGTTTAGACCTTTATCTGTTGATGAATCAATGAATGAAAGAAACAACTACATAGTTCAGAGCAACAGAAAATACTGTTGGAGACAAGCGTGGGTAGTTAACATTAACTGGTTCGCTTGCAATGTAGGTTTATATTTTGTATCAAGAAGTATGTTAAATCCAGTGGACAATTTTTGGAATGGGATGTAAAATATGTGGTATGTTATATTTTGGACAGTATTAACAATTTACCTTTTGAAACAAGTAGGAGTATTTAAAAAATGACATTTCTATCATGCCCACCTGTATATCATTTGCCAGGAACATGGACAGAGTGTAAGAAACCATTAATCAATCATCTTAATCTTGAACCAAGTACAGGATTTATGGTATTCTTTGGATTGCTTTTTATATTATTAGTTGCTTATGGAATTACTAATTTAAAGAAAGCAAAATGAAATTCGACCCTAACAGCATCCCATTAAGGAATACATCACAAGAATTTGAATATGAGAAAATATCAAGAGAAATTGATAGGTGTAATGATGTTAAAGAGTTGCAGAATATGTGTAAGTTTCTACTCAAGTTAGAAATGAAGACTAGGGAGACTTATAGTATTATGATTGCTGATACTATTGAAGCAATGAACATAGACCTACCACAGGACAATTTGTAAAGTGTACACTATCGGTTGCAATACTTTTCAATATGACCTATATTAAGAATGTCGAAACAAACCAACATAAGACTTTCAAGGTTGCGGATACCGAAACTGAAGTCATTAGGATGACTAAGCAGATTCAACTAGCAGTTGAAACCAGTAACTGTATGATCGAGGAGGTGTAAGTCCCCATTGATTAATGACTAGTCAGTTAATCAAAAGAATACCACGCAGTCGCACACGCATTTAATTTGAACTTAAGCAGTTGAGTTTTGTTTCGACCCACCTACACCACAAAATAGTGGCATTTATCAAGCACCTGTCTGATGTAAAATCCTAGGTCTCAGACTACATGATGTAAGACCACTTAAAACTGACAGTTAAATAACTGTCACAAGAGACCTAACAGGTCTCTTTTTTTATGTCATAATAATAATATAGACAACAAATTAATGAATTTTATTCAACGATACAAAAAACCCGAATACATTGGAGTCGGGGATAATGTCAAATATAATAATAAGGAGTATCAGGTTCTTATTAATTATATTAAAGGAGATAAAGATCGTAAGGGATTTATCCCAACAGAAAATTTTACTATCCTAATTGACAATAATGACAAGAGAATAACTTGTCATGATTATACTAAACTTGAAATCTTAACAAATTCTACTTTCATATCATGAGAATTACACCAAAAGAAAAGATGATAGTCAACCTCATGGAAGAGGTTATCAGCATTCTATCAACATGTAAAGACTTATCAGACCCAGAGTTCTCAATGTATGAGACTATGAAACATGCTGTTGATACAGAAGTTTACTACCCACTATACGACAACTAAGGAGGAATTAATTATGTCATACTGCGATTTATGTCATGTCTATGATGATGAGCATACTGATGGCGAACCTGATATGCAGAGAGGGAGATATTACAAACCATTACTAGACTATTTCTATAGTGTAGAGGTCATGGGCGAAAAATGGTGCGACTACAACTGGGGAAAACTCAAAAACTCAGAAGGCGATGAAGTCACTTGTATGTGTCAAAGATGTTTCAAATCTATGGAGAGGATGGGTAAAATCAAATGGAAATGCTCATCATGAATTCAGTAATATCAGGAACAAAAGCAAAGCAAGATGGACACAAGTATGAAGAAGAGTGTGTTCATCTTTTAAATGAACGATTTGGTGGAGATCACAAAACTGATGGCAGACCACAAACTAAGGTAGATGTATATGATAATGAAGGAACTAACAAATATTCAGTAAAGAATGTATCTAAAAACCATACTCAAGTAGCATTACTATCAAGCAAGAAGTTTATAGATTACTTTGGTATTAGTGATAGTCATTGCGAATACTTTATAAAAATGTTCTTTGGATATCCAAATAAAAACCTAGTATCTATTGTTGAGAGTGTACATCCATACTTAAACCTTAGTGATGCTGAAAAGAGACAAAATAGAGTATATAGAGATAATATATCAGATGATATTGTTGAAAGTTTCTTATTATTCATGAATTCATATAAGATGGAGATATTTGATATTATTGTAAAAAGAGGATTTAGTGGGGATAGTATTAATCATATAGTATGGAGAAATAAAATAACAAACAATGTTGATATCATAAATGTTGATTCTCTCGTATCACTAGTTGAAAATGGTACATGGAAAATAAATAATACTACACTAGAGTTCAGAACTAGTGACAATTTTAAACTATTCCATTTACAAATGAAAGGAAGCGGTAAAAAATATAATAGTGGTTATCATGGGATGATGTTTCACATGTATTGGAGGTAATATGCGAACAGATACTACACTTGAAAAGAAGGATGAAATATGGTATAATAACCAACATATACATCCAAATGCTAGGGAAGATGTAGTGGACAGTAAGGAAAGTGACTACAGACCTGCATATTGGCAATAATTATACACTATACTTAATACATACGATATTATTAAATCATTGCTTACACTAAGACCTCATCAAGAGCGAACACTTGACAAACTAAAACAGTTCGATAAAGGTTGTGTGTATATTCCTACTGGTGGTGGTAAGACTATCATTATGTTGGAAGATTTAGTACAACGGATAGAAACTGCTGATGCTCCATTAACTGTTGTTATTGTTGCACCTCGTTTATTATTAGCAAATCAGTTATGTTCTGAATTTCTAGAATATACTCAGGACAATGATAACATAGTTCTCAATGACAACTTAAATATATTGCATGTTCATAGTGGAGAGACATCTTTCGATTCATCTACCAAACCTCGTTACATTCATGAGTGGATAGTTGATAGACAATTTCAATTACAGCATCAAATCATATTTTCTACATATCACTCACTAGGCAGACTAGAGGATGCTATGATAGATGTTGATATCATGTATTGTGATGAAGCACATAACGCTACTCAGAAAAACCATTTTGTTGGAGTTGCTAACACATCTACCAATGCATCTAACAGTTATTTTTTTACTGCTACACCAAAATACACTAGACAAGTAAATGGTAGAGGTATGAATAACACCGATGTTTTTGGTAAAACTCTAATTAGTGTTCCTGCACCAGAATTAATTGACAATGGTAGTATTATACCACCAAAACTTGTAATACATGAAACAGATTATGTGAGAACTAAAAAAAATGCATCTGATGTAGATAGAGAAATGATATTAGAAATTCTCGATGATATATCAGAAGAACAAAGTGCTAAAGTTTTAGTTGCTGCCCCTAATACTACAATATTATGGAGACTATTATCACAGACAAATCTCTTATATGTCTTAAAGCAATTAGGTTATGATGTATTACATATTACATCAAAACATGGTGCTTATGTCAATGACAAGAAAGTTGGTAGGGATGTATTCTTTAATACTCTAACAGAGTGGGGAAGGGATGACAATAAAAAGTTTATTGTATTCCATTATTCTATATTATCTGAAGGTATCAATGTTCCAGGATTAACTCATACAATATTGTTGAGAAATCTACCAGTTATCGAAATGGCACAGACCATAGGAAGAGTCATAAGACTACATAAAGAAGATGCAGATAATATTGCTAAAGGCAATATTCCAGTTGGTAACTATCAATTATATCGTAAATCTCATGGAGTGGTTACAGTTCCGTTATGTGGTAAAGCATCACTCTCAACTAGGAAGAGACTAGAGAAGATTATCGAATTAATCTTTGAAGATGGACTTCCTGCACATTCATTCGCTAACTCTTAACAATGGCATTCCTACACACTATTTTTTATAAAGACAATGGTAGTGGTTCTATGCTAGAATCAACTATTATAGCATCATCCCCTGATGACGCTAAAACAACATTTCTATCAACTCATCCCGATGCAATGATCGATAGAATATTAACAACAGTACCTGCTAAGTAAAATCATGTTTTTTGAAATTCGCAAACAAGAAGTAATTTTCTATAGTCCAAACTTAGGACTTCAGAGTGTTATTGTAAATAGCAATAATCCTGATGGTGCTAGACAATTAATCCTAGAGCAATATGGTAATGTTGATATCAAGAGAGTAAATTCTCTATAGGAGGATATCATGATAACACCAAATTGGCAACACCATAGTAAGAAGGACAAGAAGAGAACACTAAAACCACAGGCACTTAGGAGTGCTAGAGAGAGACGCAGACAGTTGATAAAGAGGCACAAGCACCTTTCAAAAGGTGCTTTTTTGTTGCTATACTAGATGTATAAACAAAGCAAATCAATTATGCCAAATACACCACCAATACAAATTGATGAACGACTTGTGACAACAGCACCAACTGATGCACAGGCAACTCAGGCAGATGTTTTAAACTATGCAGAATTTCTTGCTCAAATCCTAGAGCAACATTATAGACAGTATCATAGAAATATGCTACTAAGAGGTACTTCAGATTATTCCAGAGAACAGTTGGAAGCAGTAGATAATGGAAGTGCAAACTTAATGAAGTTTAGAGTACAAAAAGGTAAGAGATATCTCAAGGTTATTCAAGTTGAGTTCGATACATTTCAAAATAGAAATGAGTACAGAGATAGTTCAGTTCACGCATTTATAGACAAGAATACAGGCGATGTATATAAACCTGCTAGTTGGAAATCCCCTGCAAAGCATGTCAGATACAACTTACTTGACCCCAAATCTCGTGAGTATTGCTACAAAGTTGCAGATTGGGTTGGTTCATATCTCTATCTAAGATAATGCAAATAACAACAATTACAAAACAACAATTTATCAACGGAGATTTTAAAATGAACAATCTTGACCTTTTGAGTGATGTATTAGAGGATTTTTGCACTAAGCATAATATACCATTTATGAGTGCTGATGACATAATAACAGCACACATATATGCAGAGATCGATGCATTAACTCAGTATCAACAAAACTGGTTAAACAATTACATTCAAGTGTGGGATTTAACTCAAGATCAGGGGAATGTATCATGATGCCAGTTGTAATTTTCTTTTTAATCGTTTTCAGTATCCAATTAGCAAGTGATGTATGGTCATGAACAGAACAATTATTAATTACACATTCCAAATAGAATGTGACCACGATGATGCACCAAACCCAGTTCATTTATGTGAGGAAATTCAAGCATATTTGAATTCTGGTTATCATTATGATGAACCATTTGAAATGGTAGAAAAAGCAGAAGTAAAAGGATATCATGTTAAAAGAGACGAGTTCAACCCATTTTATGCACAGGAGAATTATTAATGAACTTAAACGACAAAATTAAATACGAAAAGTTTGGTATGACTCATAACCAACTACAGGAACTAAGATCATTTTTAGTTGAGAGAATAGTGGATAATATGTCAACTAAAGATTTAGTTGAATATGTTACAAATGACCTTGACCAATATTATGAAAATATGCCAGATGTTCAATTTGTTGATGAAGCAAAAAACTACTGGGATGATGGATATAATGATGTAGTTGAAGAGATCAAAGAGTACACAGATTGCGATTTCAAAAAACCATTAAGAGAATCATTCGAGGAGACAAATTAATGAACCAGTTTAAAGTTGAATGCTCAGAAGTAAACTATTTTACAGTATTAGTTGAAGCAAATAGTATAGAGGAAGCAAGACAACTTGCTAGAGCAGATATTAACTCATTTCCAGTTGAAGTTGAATTTACTGGGGAGTGGGATATTGAATCAATCGAGGAGTTATAATGGCATTAAAGATGGACAAAGACCTTAAAAAGTTGATGAAAAAGTATGATTTCAAACTTGAAAAGGTTGGCAAACATTACACATGGCATGGTGCAAATGGTGCTATAATAGTAACATCCAAAACACCAGGAAAAGCAAGATATCTCAAAGAGATAGAATGCAACATTCGTAAACAACTCAGCAATTAATCTCATGACTAAAAGGCAATTTTTCCCATCAAATGTTGATTTTAATGATGATAACAACGAGGTAGGATATATGACCTACCTTGATTTATTAACAGAATTACAAAACTTTGATGATGATAAACTACTTCAAAGAGTTACAGTTTATGATACTCTAGACGATGTATTTTTACCAGTAGGTAGAATAATATCAAGATTTACAACTTGTTTAGAAGTATAGTGTGACAGTTAGATTAGTGTCTACAAAAGCATGTTTTTGGTCAGATCATTTATTATAATAGATGTATAGGACGGAGGAAAGGTTTACGCCCCAACCGAGATAATTTCAAAGGAAAGGTTACCGCCCCAACCGAGTCCTAAACTCTATTCAATTTAATTCAAAAACTATGCGAAAAGGATTAAACATCGAAGTCACAGACTCACAATATGACTTCCTCTATGACCTCGTGATGATGGCATATGAGTTAGATATTCCATCTCAAAAAGGTTGGGATATACAAACTTTCGACAATCTTGTTGATAATGTATGCCAAGCGACAGAGACAAATTTATCAAACAATGTAAGAGGAGTTTAAAATGAATTACAGAATGACTAAAAAACAAGCAGTTCAGCAATTTAGATGGGATTGGTCAGATTTCTTACAAAGCAATCCATCATATAGAGGAGACAGTATTGCTAAACGATGTGCATTTAACGATTATGTTGACTCACTCAATAAAGACGGTTTAGTAACAGATTATCAAGCATACAACTGGAGTAACCCATTCTAATGAGACATTTAATTCCATTTACAAAAGATCAACTTTCAATAATTGAAACAAGTCTGGAAGCATCACTCAAATATGCCGATAGCGAATATATCGGCGAAGTTGATGCAATTCTAAAAGAGATCGAAGACAATACCAGATTTGGGGGAAATTTATGAAATTCTATAATGTACAATCCAGAGTAACCAAGGATAACCCGATTCAATCAGAACATTTTGGTAGGCATTTTTGGTTAGATGATGAGCAAGAATTAATGAGTTGCCCATCATTCAACGATGATACAGCAGATTTTAATAATGCTGATTATGTATCAGAGTGGACAGACCTCGAAGGTTTAGACCTAGGAAAATTGTTAGAAGTTTATAAAACTCTCATCAATCATGATTATTATATTGACTTTTTAGAAGATAACAATGTGTAAACAATTTATTAACCCTAAGATCATGAAACTAAAACCAAAAACAATTAAAGTAGAATTCACATTTGATGAATTATATCAAATGAACAAATTGTATGAAACAATGTTAGATATGGATATGACAGAAGACCTACCCAAAGAAATTGAAACTAGTTTTGATAAAATTCGAGAGGCAAAGTAGACAGTTTAATTAGTGTCTACTCATGCCTGTTTTTGGTATCATTACCTATTATAATGAGTATATACAAACGGAATTCAGAAATTATGAACAAAACTCAAACAGTTATGAACCGAATCGTACAGGTTGACAACTTTCAGAATATGGCATGTTGTTGTGCTAATTGGGATGAATTCGTAATTGAGTTAGCAGAGTGGGGAGTTGACGGTTGTGCTAAAATCGATTTTGATGACCCAGAGTTAGATGTTGCTAGACTAGATGCATTCATACATTCAGAAAACGGATATGTAAGGGAGGTTGCATAATGACATTCAAAAGTGACCTAGAAGCAAAATTAGAGTATCTCAAAGCATGTCAAAGAGAGAATTTCAAAAGAGAACCGAATCATCCTAGAAACAAATTTGATTATGCTATCATAGTTCCAAATCATCCCCTAGGATATCATGAACACTATTGTATGGACTTAGAAGTTGCAAAGCAATCGGCAAGAGAGTGGTCAGCAGATTATGGTCGAGTATCTGTAGAAGACAAAAACCTAAACACAGTTTACGCTATTTTTTAATCATGACAGAACAACAATCACTAGAGTGGGATGCCAACACAGTTATGGAGCAAATTCACATGGCAGAATCTAGGCATATGCAGATGGGGGCATTATGTTCCTATTTACTTCAATATCCTGATATGACAATCAGAGACTTTTTTGAAATGGCATCCAAAGAAATTAGAGAAGAAGAGGAGGAACTAGGTTATTATGAGTAATATACATAACGAGATTTTACTTGAAAATCTATATGATGAAGTATGGATAGAATATAGAGACAAGAATAATTTAACTGATGACCAGTTATATGCACTTGAGC